CCTCTCTCTCCGCAATAAACCTTGATTTTCAAGGACTTACGATTTAAGTACACGAATAAGTACACGAAAGCCCCAAAATTCATGCGATTTTGGGGCTTTTTCATTCATCTTCTACCATCCTCCCATCAACGCCTTTGTGAGGCGCTTGATATGGTCGGCTTGCTTGTTTATGATGTCGTCCTTCTCTTCTACAAGCTCCTGCAACTGCTCCACCCTCCGCAATAGCTCTGCATGCTGGTCGCACATGTCGCCCTCCCCACGCTCTACCCACTCCGCGCGAAGTTCAGGGAAGACCGCCATAATGATAGGTGCATCGATTATGTCACGGCTCTTCCATCCATACAGACGCTGCTTTGATACTCCAAGCGCGCGCGCCAATTCGGCATCACTCTCAATGCCCTTGCGCTTCTTTATGGCATCAAGCCTCTCTTTCACATTCATAGCTATATATATTTACCTTATTATAGTACAAAGGTAAAAACAATAGGCGACACTACAAAACGCCATAAAAAAAGAGCATACACCAAGAAGAAAATAATACCCCGCCAAAAAATTTTTACTCAAAAATTTGGTGGGGTAAAAATAATGTCTTACCTTTGTAGTGTGAAAGGGGAACAACAAAGCCCCGAAGCAAAAAGAAACTATCAGTAACAACTAAATAGACTACGAAAATGGAAACGAAGAAGACCTACTACTTCAATGCAGTAAACGGAGTAACGCCAGCAGACCACGACATCGCGTATGACATCAATTGGTGCGACGGCGAAGGTGGCAACTACAACATCGCAAGCGCTCGCCTTGAAATCGACAACGCAAAGTCGTACAGCGAGTACCTTGAAGACATCTGCGGTCACTACGTAGAGGGCGTAAAGAGCTGGGACGAGGCGCACGAATTCCTCGTTGACCTTGTCCAAGCAATGCTTCTTGAACTCGGCTCAAAGAGATACGGGATGGACGCAGAAATTGGTCAGCTCTCCGCCTATATCTGCGAAAACTACAAGGACGGTACTATGATTGAGTACTCCGCCGACTACTACGCAAAAGACGGCTCAATAACCCTATTTGTTGAGGGTTATGGAGAGGCAAAGGGGAAGACGCTCAACCGTGAGGCTCTCGCACAGATGCTGAATGTAAGCCCCGAGGACTTCGACCTGTAAGCCAGCCAAGACAAACAAAAAAAGCCCCGCGCCTTATGGTGTGGGGCTTTTCGTTTCAATGGGGGTAAAAAAAGGGCGAGGAAGTTTCCACCTCCCCGCCCTTGTTAGACGTTGCGAGATTATGCAAATAATCACGTACATCTGAGAGCATAAGCTCGTTTCAATTCACGCACCCCGAAGGGTGGACACGTAGAAGCGTGCACTCATCTACACTTCAAAGGTAATCAAAAATCCGACACACCAAACCATTCTGTTGATGCCAACAAAATGGTTTTGCTTTGGACATTTACAAGCGGCTGACGCAAAGGCTATTGCAAGCAAACACCATATTCGCGAAGTCACGAAAATGGTCTATTTTTGGACAGACCTTGGACATTATCGCTTGATAAGACCGCTAAGTATACGCCGTAACCACCCTATGACGGGCGTGCGCTTAGCATAGAGGACAACGCCACAGCCAATCAGCGCCAGGTAGAAGATGTAGCGCCATCTGTAAGGGTCAGGAGCTGGTGCAAGCACCTTGGACACCCGCGACACTTCACGCTGCACAGATGCAGATTGCTTGCTTTCCTCGCTCTCCTCACTCTCTTGGCTCTCTCCCTTGCGCTCCTGGATGCTCTCAATCACTTGCTGCTTGATTGAGCGGATGGGGCGACCCGCGATGCCAGCCACCTCAACACCACTCGCGCCAAAGACAACACGCTCAATCGTGCCGGCGGTGCTATCTGTGGCAAACTCCACCTCCGTGACCACAACACGCCCCGTTGTCGTGGTGGTCGTATCAACAAACCTCTCAACCTTGGCTCTGCTGGAGGTGATCACAGCCGTTGAATCTACCTTGACAACAGATGTGTCGACGCTCTTCTTTTTGAGCGAGCAGGATGCCACCAGGACGACCGCAAGCGCAAAGACTACATGTTTCATCGTGACGCGACCTTTATATCTTCAAGTCGGTTGTACCACCCGCGAAGAAAGCGCTTGTTTGTGTGGCGCAATAGCTCTGCTTCGGTAGCCTTGCGCCCAATCTTCGCTTCATAGCGCTTGATGCTTGCCTCCGTGATGTCAAGAAGGAATTTGCGGCGAGCTTCGTATATCGCCTGAAAGAGCTTGTCAGGGTCTTGTGCATTGAGGGCTTGCAACGTCTTCTCTCCGACAATGCCGTCGACAGCCACACCAAGGATGCGTTGTGGAATTTTGATGCCGTGGACACCTGACCCCCACACCCAATCGACAAGGATGTTGGCGACCTTCTGTGACTTAATCTTGTCAGCTTGCCATCTATCCCAATACATAGTCTTCAGGATGTCCGTCCACTCCGTTGGGGTCAGCTTCTTCAAGCGCTCCACCGTGGGTCGCGGGTAGCCCTTTTTATGGCAATAGACCTCAAACGTGCCTATCGTTACCCCCATGTTGGTTGCGCCTCCGCGGTCTGCGGGGTCGTCCACAAAGCCCCCTTCCCACTTTCTGATGTATGGTGCTAATAGCTCAACTTTCGCCATTTTCTTTCTTCTCTTTTAGTTCGCTAAGGTCTATTTCAAAGTGTCTTTCAGTCTTGTCTACCAAGATGCGCTGCGCAATCTTTGCCCACTTGGCATCATTACAAGAGCTTTCGTTTTCCAACATCGACCACACTTGCCAAAAGCACACCGCGGCGGCTACAATGTTGGACAACTTGATTGGCAAGCCCTCCAGGACGTATGTCTGCACCAGGTACGCAAGGATGGTCAGTGCATACACCTTGATAAGTGTGCCAAAGACCCTGCCTGCGTAGTTTGACTTAAACTTACCGTCATTCGCTCCTGGGTACTTCTTCTTGACGCGGCGCGAAAGCGCCCATGCCGTGTAGCAGTCAAATAGGACTGCGAGCGTGCATATAAAGATGAAAGGCGCTGTTGGCTCAAGGAAAGCCAGCACAATGCCCATCAGGCTAAGAAGATAGCGACCAAAGTTGGTCAGAAACTCTTTTGTTAATCCCCACATACTATGTATCTATGATTGACTTGAAGCAATGCCCCTCGTCTATCTTGTCAAGCAGACCAGCGAGCATTTTACCACAACGTGAAAGAGTACCCGCACGCTGATTCTTGCCAAGTACACTGCTTATCGTCTCTTCAAAAGCACCAAAGCGGTGCGCGCTTTCGCGGTGTATAAGGGTAGTGTTGAACAGCGTGCGGAACTCGTAGTTGCCGAAGCGGTCAAGATTCACGGCGGTACTCATGAAGTAGCCCTTTGCCTTGCCCCTCGACGCCACCACGGCAAAGTTTATAAGCGTCAGTGGCACAAGTAGCACCACTGACACCAGAAATAGGATGAAACCTAAGACAAACGTCCTCACAGCTTATCAGCTTGGATGAACAGCTTATCAAGGGTCTCATCTGTAAATCCAAACTTCCCCGCCAGCTGTGCAATGAAAGGATTGTTGCGCTCAAAGGTCGGTGCGTACTCCCATGACACGAGAGCTTGCTCCTTGTAAGCTTCGGGAAGCGCGTTGATTGCCTTTGTGACATCAGCGAGCTTCACACCGCCAGCGATAAGGGCAAGGCGGAATTGCCGCGCCGTCACGAAGCGTGGCACACCCTTGTTCTTGGCGTGCCTCTTGCCGTCACAATCAAGCAGCTCATCAACGTCCTCCACGAACTGAATGAAGCCCTTGTATTCGTCGGCAATGGTCTCATCATCGCTTATAGCCGACACATAGGCGTTGTAGCGGCTCACAAGGTCAAGGCGTGCATCTGCATTGTACACGCTGTTGATGATGGCGTGCTTGATGTTCTCACACGTTGGCTCAACGAACAGACGAAGCTCGCGGCACTGCCAGCCGTCTTGTTTCTCTTCTCCACCATCCTCGCCTGCCACCATTCGTGGCTTAACATTGTAGCGGAAGAGGTGCGACCCATCGTTATCTCTCTGCAAGCGCGCTGGCTCGCCAGCCACCGCGTCGTAAAACGCGTTTGGCTGTAATTCGCTTAATCTCATATCTGGAAATCTATTTTTGTTGTGGATGATAGCATAGGCGCGTGCCAAGGTATGGCACACGTGCAAAGTCCCTCAACGAACAATCAAACATCGCAAACCCACCGGAAACACCTGACAAGCCATGACCTCCTACCAAGACGAAATACTCAACATCGATTTGAGCTTTACCTCCAGAAGTGAAGGCGTCGCAAAAATACACGCCTGTTCCGCCTCCAACTTTTTCAGGAGCAACATCCCCTTCGCTGCCCAAAAGCAACTCTTTTATGAATCCATTTGTGTTGGAGATAGCCCCACGGCGCTCATACACAGCGCCCCCCGATGACCCACTTTCTGACGCATAGAAGTCGCAATCACCATTTTTCTTGACGATGCTCTTAGCGCCATCCAGCATCTTGGATATATGACCGAAAGGATGCTCTACACCTCGGTAAGACGTCGCAAGGCAATTCCAGCTTGGTGTGCTGCCATTGTCAGACGACTTTACACCCAGAGAAACAACCCCGCTGGCATTCCCGATAGAGTTTGTCGCACCGCAAGCGATAACGGGATTAAGATTATAAGAGCCATTCCAGTTGGGTATTGAAGTGACCCCAACGCCAAGTCCACCCTGCTTGCACCCGCTCTCATCAAGGCTCGCGGTGAACTCATCTTGCGAGTTGAAGTTTGCATACTCAACGGCGTAGAGCCAAAACAACTCTTTGTGAGCTTGGTATGTGTAACATGTCCACTTTTCACCCCCGCGGTTGCGAGCAAACGCCCTCGCCTCATTAAGCATGAAGCTTGACGCCGGTCTACCAAGGAGCGAGTTAAACTTGCCGTCCTTGCTTGCATTGTTGTCTCCACCGCGATAGTCCGCCGTGGCGTTCACCACAGACGACAACTTGGATGTTGAGCGCTGTATGGTAGCTTCGTATGCCGACACATACAGCTTCTCCCACTTCGTAAAGCCTGGGAGAGCGTGCAGTGACATCAGGCATCTGCGCTTGTTGCCCTCCATCTCAAACTTCACGAAAAAAGCGGGAACTTCCACCATTACCTGACCATCTGTGCCGTCAAGCTTGGCGGGCGCTCCCCCCTCCTTCTTGGTGCTGTCGTTAGCGTCAAGATAGTAGGCTACCTCGCCATTGTCGCGAAGCACACAGCGGCGCATAAGTGACTGCACGGGTAGTGACGCGTGCAACTCCAGCTTGCCGATGCGCTTTGCCTTTGGATTGCTCACCGTTACATCCCACTCGATGCCGTAAAATTGGTCATACGGCATTTGTGGCTTAGTCTGTCCAATTCCGATTACAATGCCCATCTAATACCCCCATTTTAAGTTAATTCCAGCAAGCGGCGACTGCTTAACCACTCGCACGATTTCGGGATTCCACCCTGGGTCAAACCGCGTGGTTATAAATTCACCATCCTTCATCCCCGCGAGCTGTACAGATAGCTCAACAGCGGAATCGCCCTCATTTTTGATATTGAAACAAGCGCCATCGGGCAGGGAGAAAGAGCCATTTTGCAGGCCCTCAATTACTCCCATCTTCCCAACCTGCTGTGACGTTTGTTCTCCTGAACGTGTCTCTGCCATAATTTGATTGCTAATAACACAAATTTACCAAATCTATATCACTATAAAACACACGTGTGCAACTAAATTGCAATTACGTTGTGAACTGCTTGTTTAGGATGTGGTAAGCGCCGTTGTAGTAGCGCAATGTCAAGCTGTCACCTCGCATCAGGTCTATGCCATCAATAGCAACGCCATCATTATTGTACATCTGCGCGCCTGGTCGTGACTTGACCTTGATTTTGTTCCACATCTCCTTATCGCACACTATCTCAAGGTTGAAGAAGACATCTTTGCCCCCCGCGTGCTTGTCAATCATCGTCTTTGTTGGCAAGTCCATGCCAAGATAGCCCGTGCCAACGCGCGTGAAGTGGAACTTGTTGGTTGTGTCAAAATGCAGTACAAGGGTATCGCTGTACGCCTCACCGATATACCCTGTGAAGTAGTGGCAATGCTTCCCAATGCCATACACGTTGCCGAGGTACTCAAAAGCTCGCTGAGGGTAAAAGTAGTCGAGCGAGCCATCCCCCGACACGCACTTAGCGTAGAGCGCCGAGCCAATGATGTGATTATCACTGCTTGATAGCTCAAACATACCCGCATTGCTGTACCCAAGCCAATTGAGCACACCGATGGAAGCGAATGCCATTGTCCCCACCGTGTCTCCGCGGAAGCGAATGTTGCGGTCTGTCAGCGAAAGACCCGTTGATTGGTTGTAGCTGTTCGCCGCGCCTATTCTGCCGTCATTGATGTCAAAGCCGCCAATCTTACCGCCCTTGGCGTCAATAATGCCTGATACATTAGCCTTGCTCATCTTGGTAGTGCCATCCTGATGCACCACAAATGGTGCGTCAGCCCTGTTTTCGTATGTCGCACCAGCCCAAAAGCGCACAGCATCAGGCGTTGTGCCATATCCCGTCATGCCAGCAAGTATTGCCGACGCGCTGCCCGCCACTTGGATAGTCCCCGATGTCACAAGACCGCCATCAATGGTCGTCTTGGTGTTGTCGTAAGCTACCCCAAGCACCCAATCTCCAGCAACAAATGCACCTGAAGCACGTGCCGTGGCACAGCGGCGAAGCACCTTGCCATCTAACCACAAGTCACCTACATCATAAGGTGTTTTTGGCGTAGCAACAAACACCTGCCTCTTGCCGTCGGCGGTGTCTTGTGCGCGGCTTGCTGCGTCATAGGCTGCAAGAGCTTTGGTATCTTCTATCAACCGCCACTCATACCTGGCGCCATTCTTGGCGTAGTGCTTTAACTCACGCGCCGAAGCATTGTACCACATGTCCCCGACATGCTTTGCACGGTCATCATCCGTCGTCCATGATGCCGAAGGGTCGCTTGGCTGAAACCACGTTTCTATCTTCCCGTCAATCTGCTTCGCCAGCTCGCTTTGTTGCAAAGCGTACGCGCGCTTGAACTCAACCAGCGCCGAATCATCGGTGTACTTTGAGGCTAATTCCCAATCGCCTCTTGAAAATGCACCACTTTCGCGCGAAGTCTTGCATCTCATGATGTCGCCATTCGCACCGCCGACCCAAAGGTCACCAACCTCATAAGGCGTGTATGGCGTATTGGTGAATATCCGTCTCTTCGTCCTGGCAAGCGAAATGGCGTCATTTGCGACTGCCAAAGCCTGCGACACCTCATTATCTGACAACTCCTGCCATTGCCAATTATAGCGACCTCCAGCACTCAAGCGAACGTATCGGAATACCCTACCCGTCGTTGTGTTGTAAAACAAATCGCCCGTGTGCTTCTCACGCTCGTTGTTGTTGCCAGCCGCCATGTCTGATTGTACCCATGTCTTGGTTGGCTCTCGGGAATTGTCAGGGTTGTAGTCATAGAAAAACTGCTCTATCTGCCCGTCAATCTGCTCCTGTAAGCCGGAAAGCAGGTCAGGCAACTTGTTTTTGATGAAGTCCTTGCTTTCGGAAGATTCATCTGCAAGCTCCGAAAGTGTCTTTTGCCTGCCATTGGAAGAAAACACAATGCGCCCGCCAATCTCGCCATCATCCAGGTCAAAATACGTAGAGCCGTCGGCGCTCTCAATGCGCCCTGTCTTGATGAATCTCCCGTTGATTGTCGAGAAGCCATAAGTGAGCGACATTGAGCGCGCTTGCAGCGTAGCATCAACAGAATTGACGACCCCCACCCAAAAGTGATAAACGCCCGCTTCCTGCTCTACTTTGATAGGCGTCTTGCTAAATATCATCGTAGCGGCATTGCCGACCTTTGGGCATCGCGCAAAGATGTAGTAAGGTGTGCCGTCTTCTCCAAGTTGTGTAACCGTCTGCGCCACCCTCCACGTGCGCGGTTGCTCCTCAATGGCGTAGTGCGTCAGCGTTCCGGCGGACACGCGCACGGCATTCTTCCTCCCATTATAGTTCGGCTCAAAAACAACGTTTTGCAAAGCGAACTGCATAGACTTCGCACCCACAGACAACGCCAGGGTATCAACGGAATTGGGCTTGATTTTGTCCGTGTAATAGTCCCCGTCAGGGTCAAAGACCATATCCAAGACCTCACGTGTTGAGCGCCAATTTGCGCGCGCTCGCGTTGGGTCTTTCAGCTTGTATGTCGTGGTAATCTTATCAAGGTCTACAAGCTCCGAGATAACGCGCGTTGTGATGTTGCTTTCGGCTACATCTGCAAGCGTCAATGTGTAGCTGTAAACGTCCAACAGATTGCGCTCCAGGCTTTGAATTCGCACCGCCTTATCTACACCGATGCTCTCATCCTTCACGTTGATGTAGTCGCCTGGTGCGAACAGACCCGTTGCCTCGCCACCCCTAAACAGCTTCTGCAAGTAGGACTTTGTAACAGATAGCCCGTACTTCACTTTCGGCTGGCTGTTCTGTCGGTAGTACTCCAACGCTCGCTCCTGCAACTTCTGCTCCGCCTCCTGCTGGTAGCGTTCGGGGAGCGTCACATCAAGTATCTTGTACTCGTCCCCCACGGCGAACTGAAACGCCGTAGAGCTTACAGATGGGAAGACATCGCCACGGTCGTCTGTTAGCTTTTTTAGCGTGAAAGTCTTTGTCGCGTGGTCATACTTGCTGATGTCAAACTCGTAGCCCGCAAGATTGCCGGTATTGAAGTGTATCTTGGCGCTCACACCCGCCACAAGGTACTTCGTTGTCTTGCCGTCAGCCTCCTTGGCGTTCAAGTCAAACATGGTGGCATCCTGGAACTGCAAGACACTTCCAGCAACAACAGCCGTTATCTTGCCGTTGAATGTAGGCTTTATGTCGTCAAAGACCTTGCGAGCCTCATGCACGCCATAGCGAGCCACAGCGTCTGCCTGCTCAATGAATGACTGCGCCTTGCTCTTTCCAGGGAGACACAGGCGTTGCGCTCTGTACTTGTTCGTGATGTTGTCGCTTGACCCATACACCTTTAAGCGAGTGACGATATTTGAGCTGTCTACATTCTGCCGGTCAAGGGCATACAGCCCCCCACCCTTGCCAAACTCAAAGGTAAATGGGTGCGTCACACCTACCCTCTTGGCAAAGTCAATGGTGTACACTCCTGCACTCTCCGAGATGGTCGCTTCCACGTCAAAGGTCTTGCACAGATTTTGATACACGGCAAGGCAATTATCCCCATCGCCAAAAGTAAGCGTCTTGTCCGCAATGGTTGCTGGACAAGTGCCAAGCATCCATTTTCCAGGGAACACACGGTTGGCGTTGGAAACAAGCACCGTGGCAAAGCGTCTCAAATCCCCCGTGAGGGCATCCCCCTGGACATCCTGCAAGGTGTTGCCGGTCGTCTCAATGGTCACGTCATAGAATGCACGCAAAAGGTCGTACTGCACGCCCTCAAAGGTCAGGTCATAGGCGTATTTATGCGCGCCCGTGCGTCTGACCCTTGGCAGCTGATTTAGGCGGTAGGTGCGCCCAAACACGCTGATACTATCCCCGATTGCGTAACTCTGTGGGTAGGGGCTTTCCACCGTGATGTTTACGACATCATCACCAAGCAAGCCCCACGATTGGGTAGCCTGCTTGATTCCGGTAGCATCTTTCTTGATGGCAAGGGGGTAGGTCGTGCCATCTCTTCGTGTGACTATAATTTGTTCCATACAACAATGGCGTTGGTGGTGAATGCTTCAATTTCGTCAATGCACCCTGTGATGAGGGGGAAGTACTCGCCATCCTCCTTGTAAGTGTGCGAAATTGTCACGCTCTTCCCTGAAACATCCTCTTGAACTTCGCCGTCACCCCAAAAGACGTTTACAAGCTTGCTGCTCGTCAGGGTGATGGTGCATGTCTTAGTAGCCTCTGACACCCGAACGTGGCGCAATACGCGCTTGACGGGCTGTGGCTCTGTCAATTTGAGCTTGAACGTGCCGACCATCAAGGCATCATTCCAGCGCTTTGATACGCTGATTTCATCCTTGCAGTACACCTCATAGATTAGGGGCTTGGTCGGGTGGACATCAATAACAAGGCGGTGCAAGCCTCGCTTGTCAAACTGCTGCTCAAAGCGTGCCATTTGGTTTATGAACTCCATCTTGTTGCTCGCTTTGATAAAGCAAGACAACGTGATTTCGCGCGCCTCGTAGTACTTATGATTGAGGTCTACATCCTCCCCGTGGTAGTTGTCCCAAGAGATACTTGCAAGGGTCTTTAACTTGGGTCGGTTCAAGACGCCGTCAGAATCTGACACGAACACACCAAAATCTCTGAAATCAACGCCATCAAGGGTGTATGCCTGGCGCTTATCTTCTCCTGCCACTTCTTTAAGCTCTTCTTTTGTTAATGCTGCGTTGTATATCTTGAGGTCGTCGACAAGGCACACGCCATAGTCGCTGCCGTAGCTATTTTGATTAAGGACAAGCCCGAGCAATTCATCTGTCTTCGTTTCCTCGGCTACCAGCTGCCCATCTTGGCAGAAGCTAAATGAACTGCCCTTGCGAATTAGGGCTACATTCGTCCATCTTCCAGCACCCGCGCTGATTGGCACTTCCAAGCGGTTATCCTCGCCTCCGCTGAAGTTGAGATACCATGTGTAGCCAACGCCATCTACAAGCGAGTGTACATAAAGGTCTATCGTGAAATCTCCATTGAGGTTGTCAAAGAGTTGCTTTGTGACCTCCCCATAGCCATCCCCCGTGAACTCCACGGCATTGCCGTTGCGACCAGCAGCAAACGAAGCGTTGTGGAGCTGTATGTCTGCGCGCTTGACGCTATAATCATAAGCAACTGACGCACCTCTGCTCTCGTCAAATGGCACATTCAAAATGATGTTCTGTTCCCCTGCACCCATATTCTCAATATGTTTTCCTGTCCTTTTCAACCACCTTGATGACGCTGTCGCCTCGCTGGTCGGTGGTCAGCCGACCGCCATATCTATTGATATGCACCTTGGCGCGCTCTGTCGTGTGTACAGACACCTCCGAGTTATCAAACATGTCAATCTCCACAAAGGCATTATCGCTTGCACTGATGACCAGCACAGAATCATGCTTTACAAAGACCTCACACACGCCATAACCACCAACAACAACGCTCCCAACGGTGCGTCCGAGTGCCACACACCTGCGTGGATTGCTTAGCATTACCTCATCATCAAGATAGACGCCCTTCTTCTCCATTGACCCCTTGAAATGCTCCCTGATGTAGTCGTTGCTTGGGTAGTCGTTGGACAAGCAGAAGTCAATACCCCTGATGTACATGTCTATCATCGCGCCTTTGTCCGTGAGAAGCTTTAACTGCCCGTACCACTCCTCACAGATACCCGCCTTTTTCGCTTGTCGTGCAAGCTCCTTCGCTATTGCATTCATATCGCTCTATTTATGCTAATCCCTGGGCGCGCAATGGGTCTGCACCGCCATTCATTGCTCTCAGCTCCTTGTGTATCTCCACCAACATGCGGTTGTAGGATGTATTTTGCACAATGGCATTTAGGGCTGTGAGCTGCTGACGCAAGATTGCGGACGCCTCCACCTGGTTGATTCTCATTGCGTTCATCTGACCCGCGACAATGCTTGCCGTCTCTTCTGTGACGCCCTTGACCGCACCGGTCAGTGATGTATCAGCCTCCGCCGCCGTGATGTTGAGCTTGCTTTTGAGCGCGCCAATAGCCTGCTCCAACTGAGGATAAAGACCCGTCAGCTCGCTTGACAAGCTACTCACATCGCTCACAACGGCATCAAAGCCCACAAAAGCACCATCCTTGCCCACCCACTTAGAGGTGTACTTGCTTATAATCTTGTCAATCGGTTCTTGCAGCACCTTTTGGATTAGCAAGCTCTTGACCACGTTGTTCACAATGCCCTTGACGGTGTCCCCCCAAGCGGCGGCGGCATCCTTGCCACTCTCAAAAGCACCAACAATAGCGTCACCAAGCTGCGATGCAACGCTCTTGACATCGGTGTCAAGCAGGCTCTTGTTCATGCCCTCAATGGTGTCAGCTATCGTTCTGTCAATCTCCTTTATCTGCTCCTTCCACTCATTGATTTTGCCATTGTCTTTCTTCTTCTTGCTCCCCTCGGCGGCAATCATCCCTTGAAGCTCCTTTTGCTGTTGCTTCATGTTGTCAATCGCCGCCTGCTGGTGCTTGTACTTGCTACCCGATAGTGCCTTGGAGATTTGCCACTCCAGCTCCTTGTACGCTGATGTGAGACCCGCCACATTCTCCTGGTGGCGCTTGATAGAGCGCTCTGCACGGCGGTCGTTCGCCCCCGTGAAATACTTGACAACAGAGCTGACCGCCTTGATAGCACCGCTCACGACCTGCACGGGATTTCCAGAAACAATGCCCATGACGGCGTTTTGCGCGCCCTCAGCAAGCCCCTCCAGCGCTTGGATGACGTGACCCACCTCTTCTGTACCCTTGACACCCAAGTCCTCCAGGGTGCTTGTCACATCTGAGATAATACCCTTTAACTGCTGACCTGACTTCGCTGCGCTGTCAAACATTGCAGACAACGCCGCGGTAGCTTCGCCGTCTGTGGTAGCCTTTTTGAGGTCGCCAAAGGACTTGGCAAGCGCCTTGAAGGGGTTGCGCTCTCTTATCTCATCCTTTAGCTCCTTTACCTTATCCTGGATAGCTTTGAAGTCCGCCGGGGATAGCTCCACACCGAGGATAGCGGTCTTACCCTCAATGGAAGCAAGAAGGCGTTCCAACTCCTTAGTGCCGACCTCATCAAGGTTGCCAAACACCTTCTCCCAATCGGGAGATAGCTTCATTTCGTCAATCGCGAGCCTTGACAACGCTTCGTTCTGTGCCTTGTTGAGGCGCTCGACAAGCTCCGTATTTCCATGCTCCACGGCGCGTGCGCGCTTCTCGTTGAACTCCTCAATGATAGCATCTTTCTTCTCCTCAAACGTGCGGTATGTCTGCAACAGCTGGTCAAAGTCGCTATCCCCTGATGTCTTGCTATCCTTGGCGTACTGCTTCGTTCGGTTGGCTATGGCTGCATCAATCTTCTTGCGCTCCTCGTCGGTGGTAGCCTTGGCGCGTGCGCGCTCCAAGAGTGCAAGGTCATTGTTATACTCCAAGTCAAGCTGTATCTTCTTGTCAAGGTAGGATGCGTAGCCCTCCAGGAGCTTTTTTGTCTCCTCCTGCTGCTTCTGCACAGCATTCACTTCGGCATCGTCAAGTGTCTTCTTCTTGTCCTCTCCAAGCTCGCTGTCATCGTTTGCCAGCTCCTTGCGCTTCTGCGCAATGATGTTGAGCATCTCCAAGGTGGTCTTGGCGTTGCCAAGCTGCTTTGAAAGCTCCTCATTGAATGCTTCCAGCACCGTCTTCTTCGTCTCCTCGGAAATGCGGTCATTCAGAGCGCTCAAGTTCTTGTTCTGCTCCTTGGTGCGCGCGCCAGCATCAATGGAAAGTATCTCATCGCGTTGCTTTTTGAGGTAGTCAATGTAGGTCGCGCCCTGGGCGATAAGCCCCTTAAACTCCACAGAAGCGGACTTTATAAGCACATCATCCCCTGAATTGAGCCACTTCTTGTATCGCTCATACTCCGCCTTTCGCTTCTCCAGCTTCTCAACAAAGGGGTCTTTCTCCTTCTTTGAAGAGCTTGCATGCTTTCTTGCGGGCTTCTCTATCTGCTTTTGCAGGGCTTCAATCTCCTTGTTGGCTTTCTTCCACTCTGTGGTGTTTGGCTTCAAGTGCTTCAAGGCTTCCTGCTTCTCTGCGATAGCCTTTTCAATCGCACCAATCGTGCCTTTCGCGTATGTACCAGCGCTCTTGATGCCCGCCTTTTTGAGCTTGTTGTACTCGTTCGCTTCCTCTTCGGCGGCGCGCTTGAAGTCCTCGCGAATCTCCTTTTGCAGGTCTTCAATCTCCTTGCGCTTCTTCTCCTTGATGGTGTTGTTTAGCGTGGATGTCGTATAGCCACCCATCGCGCTACCACCGGTCATTGCAACGGTCACTCTGTCGGGCATCTTCTCAACCTCCGCTTGCAGCTCCATCTGTCTCTTTATCTTCTCCGAGGCATTTTGAGCCAGCACCATAGCCTTTGCCTTGGCTATCTGCGCCGAAATGAAAGCATCCTTGTTGTCGATAAGCAGATTTTCGGCATCGCGAACGTTGTTTACAGCTACACCAAGGTCATCAAATGCCTTTCTGTTGTCCTTGACGAACTGCTCCTTTTCCTTGATGTTGTTGCCAAGCGCGGTGTACTTCGCCGAAAGCTCCTCAAGCTTGCCGATTGGCTTGTACGCCCCCTCAATCATCGCCTTTGTGAACTCCTCTTGCGCCTTTCGTGCTTCGCGTGCCTTGCTTGCAAAGTGCGTAGAGATAGCCACAATAGCCGATAAGCCAGCCAAGAGCCAGCCAAACACAGGGATTGACTTAATAGCAAGCCCAACAGCCCTGAATGCCCCTGCAAGAGTGAGGTTGGCAACCGTCCCCGTTGTCGCCGCCGTGGTCTGCGCGCCCTGGGCAACGGCATTCGCACCTTGTGCCACCGTGCCTTGTACGGTGGCGGCTGTCTGCGCCTGACGCGCTGCCGTATTGGCTACCGTTGCGCTCGTTTCAGCAACCTCCGCGGCGGTGGACTTCGCCACGATGCCTGCCCACCACTCTTTTAAGCCATTGAGCGTGACAAGTTGAAATGCGCTGTCCTTGTTGAGGGTCTGTGCTACCGACTGCAAGCCCATAGCAATAGCCATGACGCTCTGCACCTTGGTCATCACACGTTGCAAGTTCTCGTTCTCATCCGCAAACAAGGAAACAGCCCCCGTGGCGGCTGAAAATGCACCCGACAAGCCCGAAACGCCCTGGATGAAGCCCTGGAACTTCGCCTCATCGTTCGCCAGGATTCTACCCTGCTGTGCGATGTCGCCCTGAATATCTTGCAACCTCCCAAGCTCATTCACAAGCGCCTTGTAAGCCTCGCTTTGCTCGTCAATGCCCTGCGCGACAAGTTGCGCCATCTCCTCCTTCAATGCGCGAATCTGCCCGCGCAAAGACTGATGCGCCTGTGCATTTGCTTCAACCTGCTTGCTTGCCTGCTCGCGCTTCTGCGCCTCCTTTTCAAGCTCCGCTGCAAGGGCTTTCGCCTCCTCAACAGCCTTCTCGCGCACGGCAATCTCGCCTGATATGGCATTTCGCGTCTCCCGAATGGCGCGCGCCTCATCAGTGCGACCCGACGCCATCGCTGCGCCAATCTTGTCACTAAGCTGGACATATTGACCCGTAAGCTCCCCAAGCTTAGCTTCGTGGATGTCCACGGCTTGTCCAATCTGCGCAATCGCCTGGCGAATGCCGTCAGCGGTGTGCAAAAAGGCGCTGTCCATCTTCTTGCCACCTGCAACCGTTGCATCTGATAAGCCCTGCACCCTTCGCAACGTCTCCTCAATAGCCTCATTCATTTGGTCATTGTCCATGACCGATCTGAACGAAAGCGCACCACCATCAATGTCTGCCATGCTCTTACATTAAGCTGTTCACATACTCCATAATACTATCGCGGTTGCTCTCCGTCAGTGAAATCTCCTCTTCGCCATCGCTCATGTCGTAGCTTGGAGCATCAAGCATCATCTTTTGCACCACTGACCATGCAACGCCATTGGTCAAGTAATCCAACGTCCAACCGAAATGCGCACAAATAGCACCTCTCCTGCCGTGTGGACTTCTTAGACCTCGCTGTTTTCCTCTATCTTGATTGGGCTTGTTGTTCGGTCGGCGGACATCAATCTGATAGAGTTCAAAAAATCCCCGAAGTTGCACATTGCGCCAATCAAGGTATACAGCTGATACAGCTCTGATGGCTTGATTCTTCGTGCAAATAGGGCGGTCAGCTCGTCAAGGCGCTCTGTGTCGTAGTCGTAGCCAACACCACCGCCCTTGCTGACCTTTGGCACAAGGTAGTCCGACCCAAGCACCGCCAGGGCTATGACCTTAGCACAGCGCAACGCGTGCTTCTTTGCCAATAGTCGCGCCTGATACATTGCGTCTTCGCCCTTTAGCTCCTCCTCGTCAATCGCCATTTCCACCCACTCCGCTGAAAGGCGGTCAAGCGTGCCAAGTGTAGGCTCTTGGATGACAAATGTGCGCGTAACAGGCACAATGCTCTTCTTCTCAAACAGCCCAAAGAAGCGCGGCGAACTCTGCACCTGCACATCCTCAACTTCAAAGGAAACACCCCTGCCAATTAGGGCATTTAGCTCTGAACGCTCCTGGGTCAATGCTTTTTTTTCGTCACTCATAGGCATCAAAAGAAGAAAGCCCCCAAACGCGGGGTCTGAGGGCTTCCAACACAACAACTAAACAATGAAAAGCACACTTACTATGCCTCCTTTGGGTCGTAAGCACGAAGAGCCTTGCCATTCTTCACAGCAAGGGGCGTCACCGTGAACTCTACAAGGAAGATACCCTTTGCGGACATGTCGGCATTTACAACAGCTTCAATGTCGGCGTTGGGCATCTCAAAGTAAAGACCCTGTTCCGTCTTGACAAGAATAGCGCGGTTTTCCACCTGCTCCGAGCCGTCAAATGCCCAACGCGTCTTTGAACTTCCGCTCTTATTGACCTTCGTGCCACCAACGTACGTCACAAGCACGTCGATGTCGGCATCCATGATGCTGAATGTTAGCTTGGGAATCTTCTTGCTCTTCTTTCGCACTTCGGGAGCAGCGCGCCCCTCCTCAAAATGCTCCGTTACTTCTGATGCTTCCTGGCTGAACTTGGCGGTATCCTTGTAGGTCTTGCCAAGCTTGGTCATTGCATTCTCCGCTGGCATTGTTCCATCGGCTGACGCCGTGCCAACGAGAATTTCAGCTAATCCGAGTGTTACCATATCTCTACCTCTCTACTAATGTGTTTGTATGTTCCACGCAATGCGTATGTTGCAAAAGTGCTGCTTGATGGTTGTGTCATTAAGCACTGACTGACTTTCGGGGATTATTTTCAGCCCCTCAATCTGCGCGCTTCGCAACACGTCCAAGACTATCTTTGTCAGCTTGGCAAGTCGCTCATGGTTGGGCTTCATCTGCTCAACTCCGTCAATTCGGCGCGTGATGTCAGCCACATAGATGTTCACGTTGCTTGTTGCCAGCTGTGGCAAGTAGTCCTGCGTCATCGTGATGGTGTTTATCACAACATCCTCCTTGGTTGAGCCGTCGGGGCGGTCGTTTGAGTAGTACACACCACCTGTGATGGCACTTTTTAGCTCGCTTGACCCGCTCAACAGCTTGTAGACAATCTTGTCAATGTCAAATGATGTCTTCATTCAGCGGCACTCCTGATATTATCAATCAATCTGTCTAACATCCTGGGCAACTCCCTCTCCGCTAACTGCTCTGCCGACGCAATTACATCGCGCCCGCGGGCTTCAACGTACAAAGCGTAGTTCATTCCCGCCGTCACGACAAGGCACACACCATGCGTGCGCTCTCCAATCTTCTGCGATAGGTCTGCGCCAGCTTTTGCACCAACTGCACCACCCTTCACCTCATCGTAGTATGAATGCACGGCAACGCCATCCACAAAGACGGCATAACCAATAGAAGAGCGAAGGTTGCCCGTTTGGTCTTCAAAGCCCGTTTCCTTGGGTACTGAGCGCGCGTGATTAACGCACATCTCACCAAGCATCTGCAAACGCTTGATTTGCTGCTGCTGAATCTGCCCAACGAACGCGCTATATCGCTCCTGGACTTCCTCTTTCGTAAACTGAGCCTCTATACCCATAGTCGCGAGTGCAATTGCCCCTTGTCAAACTTCAATGCCGTGCCCTTGATGCGCACCACTTCACCCGCTTCATCCTCCGAGACAAAGACATTCGTCCCTGGGGCTATTACCAACGCACCCTTGGGTATCTGAATCAGGGAAGAGAACTTGCGATACGTGCCATCTGCGGTCTGAACTTCTGCCCCTCTGCCGTCTGTCTCCTCGCGGCACATGGAGAGAAGCTCAATGGAGCTTTCCCCGTCACTCCAATAGCCATCTCCCCCCTGCTTTGATTCAGAGGTCTTGACGGCAAAGAGGTAGTGAGGATATTGCTTTACCATAGATGTGAGCGGTTGCGCACCTTTGGACGCGCAAGCAGTACATTTTCCACACCAAGCTCGCTGCACAGAGCGTTGTAGAAGAGCTTTACAGCGTCCATGTTCCAGGAGATAGAGTAACCACCTTCCGAAACGTTCTGCATCACCCCCTTAAAGAGTGCAGACATGCGGTTGTAGGTCGCCATGTCGCACCCACGAACATCCACATCTGCATCTGCGTCAAGCTCCGACTTGACAAGGATGATTTCAATGTCATCCTCCGTCACGTTCAAGCCAGAAAGAGCCTTTGTTAAGTACTGCTTGTTCGTCATCTTGATTGATAGTGGATTGATGTGGCGTGGAGAGGGCTTGCACCCCCTCCGCACCACTCAATTTTAGTTCTTATTCCACGCCGTTGCGGACACCTGCATAAGCACAGAGCGACCCGCGAGATTCCAAGCTGGGAACACGTTAGAAATACCCTCCGTGACCTCAGTGACGGGGCTCTCCGTAGAATACTTCTTAATCAGCGTGTGACCGTGCATGACCTTTTCGGCGACACTGCCGGCAATCTTGTTCGCGTCGATAGGACGCTTCCAATAGGTCGTGCCGAGTACCTTGCTCTCCGAGAAGAGGATAACATCATCCTCAAAAGGATTGCTGGTGGTACGGTCGCCATCAGCCGTCTCAATGGTGATGTCCTGGTCAATGACGATGATTTGCAGACCCTTGAACTGCTCCTTCTTCTTTGCGAGGTAAGCATTGACCGTTTGCAGGTCAGGTGCGTCAGCTGCCCCCGTCATGTTCTCAACAAGCGTAGCACACTTCTTTACAACCTCTTCCTGCGAAGCGAACTTGACAAACGTGTCGGGATTCATGAACATGAATTTGTAGTTCGCGCCGATGCTCTTACCGATTTTCAGAGCCTTGGGGATGTCCACACTAAGCGGCTTCCCTGACCTCCCAGCAGTGTAAGAGGTGGCAACGCCAATCTTCTGCTCCTTGGGGATGCTGTAGTCAACATCGTACTCCGTGGCGATAGCTGCGTTGTTTGAGTTGGTGAACTTGACCTTACCAAGCGAGATTTGGCGAAGAGCCACCCACTCAACGCGGTTGGCGATGGCGTCCCAACAATACTTGGTGTCCTCTGCCCAAAAGTCAATCAGGGCTTTCAGGTCAGGATTGTTGGTTGCGCGAAGCACAAGCAGCTCATACTCCGTAAGCTCTTCTTCGTCCTTTTCGCGGGAGATAGCGAGCTTAGGGATGTCGCCCTGGATGCGCGCAAGAGCCTCACGCGTCTTCTTGGGGATTGTCGCACCTCGAGAAACAAGGTCAGCGGCAATCTTTAGCCCCGCCTGCGCCTCAACCATCTTCCAATCCAAACGCCCCGTCTCCTTGATTGGGAAGAGCGTAGGATAGTAGTAATCCTTGAGGTCGTATGTGTGAATTACGGCTTGGAGATTGCTCTCATCAAGCCCGAACATTCTTGATTTCAGCATATTTGACTACTTTTTGATGTTACACGTAAGCCACGCACTTGAGTGCGGACTTGATAGCGTCATTCACTGCTGGTGCATTGGCTTCGCGTACCACCGCAACGACCCATGCAGACACAAAGAGGTTGTCGCCAGGATTCACCTCCTCATCAGCACCGGCAACAGCAATAGGCGTCACTTTCAGCTTGGTGTCTGCGCCCTTGCTTTCAAAGGCACAAGCGCCAGCGGCGACTACCTTGCCAAGCGAGGTCTTCACCGTGATGATGTCCTTAGCGGCATCAGTGCGGTCAATAGACGCGATTTCCTGCCCGTTGCAGTCAGCGGTGGCAAAGCGGTCACCCACCTTGAAGTGGTGACCCTTGGCAACTTCGTAGGTCGTTGCCGACGCCTCCGCCTTGGTCAGCACCTTTGCCGTCTTGCACACCTCGTAAAGGTCGCCAGCACCCTTGCCAAGTGGCGTCCCCTCATACAGGACACCGCCACCAAGGTTGGCGACAGCTACACCGACACCACCGGGGATGTCGCCAATGCGATGAAGCAGGCACTTAACCGTGCGCTGCTCTCGGCTTCTCTTGATTGTCATTCCCATCTTGCAATCTTTCGTTAAAGTTCCTTGCCCGTGAGTGCGCCAGCATCGGACTTACTCGCAACGTAGTCGGCGACAGCCTTTGATACGCCCCCTTCGGTCTTCTGACCGAACTGTGGCGCGCCAGCTCCGCCCGACATAGCTGCGTCTGACACACTTTGGTTGGTGGTCTTGATGTCTGCTACCTTTTCGGTCAAGTATTCGTTGAACGCTGCATCATCGCTGAAGCTCATGCGCCCAAAGTCCTTCAACGTTTGAGCCTTGAACGTTTCATCCTTGCACTTGGCAAGCGCGTCATTCAGCGCTTGAAGCCTTGACTTTCCAATTTCGCCCTGCTTGTACTTCGTAAGCTCATCTTGCAGGGGCTGTACAGCGCTTGCCACAGCCGCCTTGATAGCTTCTGCGAGGTCTGTTGGTGCTGGTTGCCCTTCATCGCCCTTGGGCTTGTTTCCTTCTGCTTCCAGCTTCTTTCGTAGGGAGGCTTCAATGCTCTTTCCAGCATTGGACACCTCGGCATCTACCACCTTGCGATACTCCTTGACGAAATCAGTTACCTGCGCTTCGGTCACTTTCTCAACAAGGGCTTTCGCTTCATCTTCGTTGGAGCATTGTAGCGCCATGACGCGCGCCAGCTGCGCCAATCCATCCTTTCGCACGCCTTGGAACTTAGCGCCAAGTAGTGCAAGAATCTGTTCAAAGTTCATCTTGAAATGGTTTGTATTACAAATCACTACAAAGATAGCTTGTTTTATAGTGACACACCTCCACCGAACAGCACTTTTGTGCTTTAGTTGCACACACTTACCACGGCAATTCAAGATGATTCAACCTTATGCAATTGCATTACAAGTGCTATGCAATTGCATTGCAAGGATAGAACAGATGCAATGCACGTATGATTTTAGGGTGGCAAAAGTTGCCCAAAACAGCCCAAAAACATGCACCTGGATGACCACAAAATAGGCGCTGTGCGTCTTGAAGTCGCCAAAAATGGACATTGATTATCAGGCACTTAATGCAAATGTTATGCAATTGCATAGCTTTTGCAGTGCATTTGGTATACAAAGAAAAGAAAAGGAAAGGAAAGTATATATATACACCCATATACTCACTAACGTTCGTATATGTGTGTTGGGGCGAAATCTCCGATTTCTTCACACACATAGGGCGATGATGTGATTTCTTTGTTTTGGGGTGAATGTGCGTTGCACGCACTTTGATTGATTTACCTACCTTTGCAGGTAGTAAACAACCAACAACACAGAGAAACGATGAAGAAACAATTACTCATGCTTGTAGCCCTCCTTGGGATGGCTTGCGCATTCTCGGGATGCTCGAAAAACGATGAACCAACATCTGTATATACAGAACGGCAACAAAAGGTGTTCGCACTGTTCAGTGGAACTTGGGCTGATTATCAGTTCAGCAAGTTGGGCGGTGGAGTTTTTGAGCCTGATTACATCGTGTTTGGGCAACACTTCTCAAAGCCTATCAAGAAGACCGAAAAGAGCTATATGGATGGTGAAGTTGAATTGTACGAAGCACAAGGCGAGTGCGTTTATAGAGATTACAACCACTCTTCAAAATCGTACGACGAGACACCTTGCTACTACTATGTGAATGGTCGGGCTGATTACTTAGCCTTGTACGAGAAAGCAACCAACAAACGCTTCAAGGGGTTTGATATGCATGTGAATAGCGAAACAAGCATTAGACTTCACGACAAGAACCTATCATTACCATACGTTTTCCAGAAGCAGTGATAATTTAGGGCATCCCCTTGCACACTCAAAAATAATGCTTACATTTGCAGTGTTGAAACTTTCCGAGGGCGAAGTATAAAAGCTCTCAACCACCATTGAGGGCTATTTTTATAGTCGCCCGAAAAGACATAAGGCATTTGGTGTCCATACCCCTGTGTGTTAGCTGTAATGGCGCACAAACCTCTCGGAGAGTTTCAACAGCAGGAAAGGTGGACACCTCATTTTTTGTAGCTATGTTGAGAACTCCGACCGTCCTAAAAGAAACAGAATTGCTTGGACAACAATTCGCGGTGTATGGCACACCACAAGAGCCACTATTTAAGGCTAAAGATGTCGCCACGATGCTTGGACTTACAAACCAGCGGGACTTTGTAAAAAGAGTAGATGAAGACGAACTGCGTAAGTTGAACTTACCCGGTCAAAGTGGTGAGACTTGGATGCTCACAGAAAACGGGCTGTATGAAGTCCTGATGCAGAGCCGTAAGCCCATCGCAAAGAGCTTCAAGAAAGGCGTGAAGTCTATCTTGAAAGAGATACGCACAAATGGCGGCTACATCGCCACACAGCCGGAAGACACCCCCGAGCTTATCATGGCACGCGCCTTGATGGTGGCACAATCCACCATTGAGAAGAGCCAGCGACAACTGCAAGCGGCACAAGCGGTCATAACGCACCAAAGCGAGCAGCTGAAAGAGCAAGCTCCAAAGGTGGAATATACCGACAACGTGCTTAATGCAGCGACCACCTACACATCTACACAGATGGCAAAGGAATTGGACTTGCGCACCGCCGAACAGCTGCACGCGATCTTGAAGTCCTGGGGGGTCATGATACGTCAGAGCGGGCAATGGATGCTTGCGGCGAAGTATTGCGGGCAAAACTACACCAAGACACGAACGCACCCATACACCAAGCAGGACGGCACGCAAGGAACGAACAGCATAACGGTGTGGACGGAACGCGGGAGGTGGTTCTTGCACAACCTCATGCAGCAGAAAGGAAGTGTTGCGTAATGGATGCAATGATAGCCCAAAAGAAAAGAAATAGATATGTTAGGTGCAATAATAGGAGATATTGTTGGTTCTCGTTTTGAGTTCAACAATACACATAGATTAGATTTTGAGCTGTTCACAAATGAATGCTCTTTCACAGATGACACAATATGCACGGTTGCCGTTGCAGATGCAATCTTGCGAGGAGTGAGTTTTGAACAATCATTACTTGAATGGTGCAGAAAATACCCCAATCCCAAGGGAGCTTATGGTGGTTCTTTCGGTCGATGGGTTCATTCTCATAACCCTGAACCATACAATAGTTTTGGTAATGGTTCAGCAATGCGAGTGTCGCCTTGTGGATACATTACAGAAGCTCATAACGTAATGAAGTTTGCACGGGAAAGTGCAGAATGCACACACAATCACCCCGAAGGTATCAAGGGGGCTGAATGCGTGGCAAGGTGTATTAAAATGGCTTTATGTTCTCGCAAAAATCAAGAGAATGGCAAGCAATTAGTGCGAGAAGTAGCCGAAATGTATGGCTACAATATCCAGCAAACCTCCGATGAAATCAGACGCACAAACACCTTTAATGAGACTTGCCAAGTAACCGTGCCACAAGCAATAGTTTGCTTTCTTGAAAGCACAGACTTTGAAAGTGCTATCCGCCTTGCTGTGTCAATAGGTGGCGATAGCGACACAATAGCTGCCATTACGGGTAGCATTGCCGAAGCCTATTACGGAATACCTCAGCACATCCAAGACAAGGCGTGGGACTATCTCCCTAAAGAGATGCAAGAAGTAGTAACTAAATTCAAACAGAAGTATGGATAACAAGCAAGCCCTTATAAGGAAATGTCGCTATTACAGCGGTCAAGAAGCAAGCCCTTTCAACGATGCTACTATGGATTGGTTTTGGGATATGGAGCGCGTGTATGTGTCTTCACAAGGTCAATTCACGGGGGAACGTGATTACTACAAACAAATAAACGGAAAACCCTATCCGGGCATTCCGTTTGATTTGCTTATGGTAATGTTCACTTCGTGGGGGAAGACTGCCTATTCAATAAAGGATAGTATCAACAACTTCTACAAGCTGATGGATGAATACTTGTTCATCGCTAACGACCATTGCCCAGAAGATAAAATCCCTGGTCAATATCCTATATTACTATCTGAAACGTAAGATAATGGCTTAATCTCTTGCCCTATCACTTCACAATCGATAAATGTTTTTCCTCCGACTTGGTACACTTTTGTTATTCGCATTAGTGTTCCTCGTTGGAACAACGTTTCGTGTTCAGAGCTAAATGTACTAAACCGCTGCTTTCCATCCCATTTTCTGCCCGCACCATTGCCGTATGCACTGATAGGCTCAAT